ACGAGAACGAACTGAAGGACTACGCGTGAGCCTGTCACGGCAGACCCGTACTATTTGAGGCCATAACTACACCACCATCGTGACGACGGCCCGCCGACTCATCGAGCGAAAGACTTGACACGAGTTGGGATACCTGTCATACTCAGTACCACCTACTACCGATAAGGAGCCGCCATGACCACCATGACCGAATACTGGGAGCGCGTCGAGGACGCCGCACAGGACGCCCACCTCGCAGCGTGGGACACTTGCCACAAGATTTACCTCGCAATGGACGAGGCCGAAGCGGACTGGTTCCGAGCCAACTACGACAGCATCGTCGAAGGCACGCCCGACGAGTTGGTCGCCGCCGTGAGCAAGTGGTACGACGAGTCGTGCTTCCTCCGGTTCGTGAAGGCCGTGACGACGAACCTCGTGGACCCGAACGCCGGGTACGCCACCCTCATCCCGCAGGGCGCGGAGGAGGACGACGACGAGTTCTCTTGACAGGACTCACACGACCTGTCATACTTACACCTGTTAGCGATACCACCTACTAGCGAAAGGAAACGATCATCACCACCACCGAGAGTCTCAACGGACCCGTCTGCCCGCGGTGTCAGGGTTTTATTCCATCGAACGCCCGACCCGGTGCCTACCCCGGTGCCCTCAGTCGGGCCGACAACGAAACCGAGGTGTGTTCAGACTGTGGAGCCGAAGAAGCCATTGTGCTTCTTGCACCCAAGTCACATTGGCCGGTGTACCTCTATTGCGAGGAAGCACAAACGGCAAACGCCCTCGCCCGTGCCTTTGAGCGGCTCAAGGTCAGCAATGAAACAACTTGACACCGCCGACACACCAAGTCATACTTACACCTACCTACTACACCAACTGAAAGGAAGCCACCGTGCCAAACCATTGTCTCAACAACCTTGACGTCAGCGGACCCGCCGAAGACGTCGCAGCGTTCGTGAAAGCAACCGAAAGCCACAAGTCTCTAGTGGATGCTTTCGTCCCCATGCCCAAAGAACTTGAGGGCACGACCTCGCCGTTCAGGGGCACCGCCGAGGAAGCAGCGGAACTGCGCGCCAAGTTCGGTGGCTTCACCGACTGGTACGAGTGGCAAAACGCCAACTGGGGCGTGAAGTGGGGCGACTACGACACCGAACTGCTTGCCCACAAAGAAGGTGCTGACTACGCCCAGTTCCTTTACACCACAGCGTGGGGACCGATGGCCCAAGCAATAGCGAGCATCTCCAAGCAGTTCCCAACCTTGCTATTTGAGGTTGTCTACGTCGAGGAAGGTTGCTGCCTGCTCGGAGCAACCGCCCATAAAGCCGGCGAACTTGTCGGCGAAGCCAGCGTGAGTCACGACGAGTGGCCCACCCTTGTGGAGTTACCTAACGGCGACTACGACTGGGACGCCCACCAAGAAGCATTGAGGGAACTGTCGGATCGCGTCATCTCCGAAGTAGGGGGGATGGCCCGATGAACGACGTTATTGGCACCCTCCACACCCCAACCGGCCATGTCGTAAAAGTTGTTCCCGTCCCCCCCGTTGCCCTCAACGCCGAGCGCCTTATGGTGTTCCCAACATTGACCGACGACATTATTGTTGCAATCAACGTTGGGCACCTATGCGACACGGTCCGACGCAACGGCGGCGACTACGGAAACCCAAGCGACGAAGAACTAGACATCGCAATGATGGAGTTTGTTCCCGACATTGCGCAGATCGTTATGAAAGTCATTGAGGACGGAGCCCCCGCAGACCCCTTCGGGCTTGCCGCCGCCACCGAAGAAACCCAAGAAGGAGAATCATGACAAGCGCACCAAACAACTGGGACGACGCCGCCGGCGACGCCCTCGACGCCATCTACTACGGCGGGTCGTCCACCCGCAAGACCCTGCGGGGGCTGCGGGCCACCCTCGACGACTTCATCGACACCGAGTTCCGCGCCGACCTCACGACGTCGAGCACGGCGACGTTCTGGCGCATCCTCGGCCAAGAGGCCCTCGGCCTCGCCGAGCAGGACTACCCCGAAACCCGCAAGTACCTCACAAAGTACGACGTCCACGCCCTCCTCGTCCGCAAGCAGCGCGACTACGGGCACGAGAACATCCGGCGGTTCGGGCGTGACGGCCTGCTCGTACGAGTCCACGACAAGGTGGCCCGACTCGAGAACCTCGCCGCCCGCAACGCCGAGCCGGGCAACGAGGCGGTGCTGGACACCTTGGCCGACATCATCGGCTACAGCGCGATCGGCATCATGGTCGCCAACGGCCAGTTTCTACTCCCGTTGGCCGATGACTTGACGGCCGACGCCTGACCTGTCATACTCACTGACACCTACTAACACATAAGGAGCAAACCATCATGGGTTACTACGTTTCCCTCACCGACAGCAACGCCATCATCCCAGCCGACAAGTTGGACGAGGCGTACAAGTTGCTGTGCGACCTCAACCAGCGCAACGACCTGAAGACCGGCGGCTACGGCGGCTACGCCTTCGGCCGCACCCCCAAGGGCGAGACGCCCATCGACGGGCCGCACGACAAGGTGTGGTTCTCGTGGATGCCGTGGAACTACCCCGAGGTCTGCACGAACGCCGCCGAGGTACTCGAAGCGGTCGGCTTCGAGGTCGTCTACGACGCCGACGGGAACCTCGGGTTCGAGCGGTACGAGAACAAGACCGGCTGCGAGCAGACCTTCCTTGAGGCCCTCGCCCCCATTCTTGCCAGCACGGACGGGGAGAACCCGTACTTCGTGTGGCATGGCGAGGACGGCCTGTACTGGCGTCAGCGCGTCAAGGACAGCGAGATGGTCATTCAGGCGGGAATCGTCACCTTCCAAGACTGAGTGTCGGTCCGGTGGCGGGTTCTACCAAGGGGGCCTGACCGCCACCGGACCAACAAACCCAAACCGACACCGAATAGTTGACACCGCCTCAACCATCGACTAGTTATAGTGCCCAACCGCACGGCGCGCGCACCACGCACGCCACGCGCGAAACAGACCGGCGCCGGACCAGCCCGTTGAAGCAACTGCCCGCAACAGGGGAGTCCGGTTCAACGCGGTTCGGTGCCTGTCAAGGGGTGGGAAATGGTTCCCCCCAAACCCCCCTCCACGGGGGGTTAGACCCCCCGAACCCCCCCGGTTCGGTTACGGCCTTACGGCCTGTAACACTCACCATCTAATCAAACACATACTTTCCACGTTTTTGTTTTCCTGAGTAAACGATCCCCATCACTCATGAAAAAGAAACGTGGAAGGAACGAGGATTGAAACTACCGGTAGGTAACGGTAGTACTAATAGTGGTACCAACATTTACGGTTCCGCGCGAAGGCTTTCGCACGATTGCCCATCGCGTCCAACTGCCAAAAGGAGTTCTACGATGATGTCCATGCGCGATGAGCGGGGGAACGAACTGTTGAGACTGTTCGATTTGCCAACGGCGGAAAAGGCACCGTCGATTGCTGCTGACGCAACTGAGGTTCGCGAGGTGTTCCAACATTGGGTTGCGGTCCACCGTACTCCCCGCAAGGGGCCGGAGCCGGTGCTGTCAGCCAAGCGGCGGGCAAAGATCACCAAAGCACTATGCGACTACGGGCTAGAAACCTGCCTTCAAGCGGTAAGCGGTTGCGCCATGTCCGACTGGCACATGGGGGACAACCCGACCCGAAAGAAGTACGACGACATCGAGTTGATCCTTAGGGACGCCGCCCACATCGAGCGGTTCGCCACCATCTACGCCGAGGGAGGCGAAGACGCCGCCCGCCGTGCGTTTCTTGACGGTGAAGAATCGTGAACAGGGAGGAAACCGTGGCGCTGGTGGAGCGCGTCTGGGCCACATGGAACGTTGACCTTCCGCAAGCAATCCGTAAGCAGGCATACGACGCATGGCACAGAGTGATTTGCGATCTTGATCCGAACGACTGCACCAAAGCATTGGACGCCATCGTTATTGAAGATCGACCTTGGCCGCCCCGCCCCGGCACGTTGCGGCGCAGGGTTATCGATTTGACGGATCCGGCAGCCCCGCCGACGGCCACGGAAGCGTGGGCCGAGTTGCAGGCGCGAGCGGATGCTTTGCGTGACGGTGGCGAGTTCGAGCCGTTGCATCCGACGGTGGCGTTGGTGGCTGCAAAACTTGGGGTTACGGTGCAGCATTTGCTTCACACGAACGGAGACCGTGAACTGTTTATGCGGAAGTACGAGGAGACAGTGGCCGCGCATAACGCAAGGCGTTATGGAATGAGCAAATGAGCGCCTCGGAAGTTGTTGAGAATTTCCTTAGTGGACTTGACGGTGTGCGGGCGGATGGCGCAGGTTGGTCCGCTCGTTGCCCGTGCCGTAACGACGACAACAACCCCAGTTTGCATGTTGGGCAGGGTCGGGACGGTCGGGTGCTGGTCACTTGCCACAGGGGGGGCGGCTGCGATCTGCCACAGATTTGCGATGCCATGGGTTTGAGTGTGAATGATTTGTTCCCTCCGAAGGAGCGTCGCCCTGACGAAAAACCGAAACTTTTAGCGACTTACGATTACCGAGACGTTGATGGCGACTTGTTATTTCAAAAGCAACGGTTTGTGTACTCGGACGGCAAAAAGACTTTCCGGCAGCGCCGGCCTCGCGGCAATGGCGGTTGGGAGTATTCCTTGGGGGACACCCCAAAGGTTTTGTACCGTTTGCCGCAGGTGGCTGCTGCCGCGGCGTCGGGTGAAATGGTTTTTGTTGTGGAGGGCGAAAAGGATGCTGACACGTTGGTTGCGTGTGGGCATGTGGCAACCACAAATCCGGGTGGGGCGGGCAAGTGGTTGGATTTGCATACTCAGGCGCTAGTCGGGGCTGACGTGTGGGTGGTGCGCGACAACGATGAGCCCGGGGCCGCTCACGCTGTTGAGGTGTGCGAGGCTTTGAAAGCGGCTGGCATCAAAGTGACTTTGTTGGCGCCTCCTGATGGGCACAAGGACGTCACCGATTTTTTTGATGCAGGTGGCCGTCTGGAAGAACTTGTGTTCTGGGAACCGCCCGGCCCTGACCCTCTTGACGAACTCGTCGATCAAATTCGTGCGGTGCAAAGCAAACCGTTGGACGACGGCAAAAAGATTTTGCGCATTAGAGGGCTGTTGGATCGGATCGATCCCGGGGTCACCCAAATTGGTGATTCGGGACGGCTGGTTGACTGGGCAAAGTTCATTGATGAGCATGACGACAACTCTTACGACTGGGCGATCCCCGGTGTGATCGAGCGGCAAGATCGGGTGATCGTGGTTGCTGCTGAGGGGGTTGGTAAAACAATGCTGTCACGGCAGGTGGCAATCACTAGTGCTTACGGGGTGCATCCGTTTACCTATGAACCGATGCCGGCCATTCGTACTTTGACGGTAGATTTGGAAAATCCTGAGCGGATCATTCGGCGTATGAGCGCTCGTATCGTTCGCAATGCGGAGCGGATGACGCGCAACGAGGTGGCGGGAGCCCATTTGTTGATTCGTCCTGCGGGCATGGATTTGTTGAACCCTGCCGATCGGGTTGTGTTAGAGGAGGCAATTGAGCGGGTTGAGCCGGCACTTGTCTGTCTGGGGCCTTTGTATAAATCTTTCGTTGATGTGGGTGCGAAAACTTCTGAAGCCCTCGCTGTGGAGATCGCTAAGTATCTGGACTATTTGCGCACAACTTACCGGTTTGCTTTATGGATTGAGCATCATGCCCCCCTCGGTGGGTCCGGCGGCCGTGAACTGCGACCCTTTGGTAGTGCCGTGTGGAGTCGTTGGCCCGAGTTCGGGTGGACCCTCGAGCCGGACGTTACGGCAGAAGAGGCCCATGTGTATAAGTGGGGGAGGTTCCGCAACGACCGCGAGCCACGGCACCGACCGGTGAAGGTGCGGCGCGGGAAAGTTTTTCCGTTTGAAGTTATCGAGTTCTTCAAAGTCGACTAGTCCAGTGGCGGCACCCGCTGGTAGTAGTATCTTGATTTATGGCGGGCGGTGAAGGCTTAACAAAAGAATTTCTGGCTGAACGGGATTTGCGCATCTTCAAGATGCGGCAAGCCGGTGTCGCCTCAAACGAAATTGCTAAACGCTTCGGAATGACAACAAACGGCGTGAACGCAGCAGTCCGCCGACAGTTGGAAAGATTAAACAGGGAAGCGTTGCTGGCTTACCCAGAAGTGCTGCGCCTCGAGTTGGAACGCCTCGACTCCCTCCAGCAGGCGATCTGGCCGATGACCCAGCACCGCAAAGTAACTCTTGACGACGGCAGCGAAGTGACGGTCGAACCAGACCTCAAGGCGGTACAGCAAGTATTGGGTGTCATGGATCGCCGCAGCCGTCTACTAGGCATGGAAGCAACAAACATCAACGTTTCCGTTGACGCCGCAGCCCCGCAACGGGCAGTGCTAGCAGGGGCAGAAGACGGTCCCGCCGAGCAAAACGCTTTCAGCCCAGAAACAGAAGCACGCCAATTGCTTGAACTTATGGCTTCGTCGGGGGTGCTGCCCGACGACACGCTCGCCGCTTTGCCCCCGGGCAACGCCCCAGAAGACGCCGAAATTATCGAGGAGGAAGAAAATGGATGAGCAAGACAACTTAGAAGCAGCGATGGAACACGTTGCAGAACATTTAGACCCAACCCTGCCCGCCAACACGGGCTCAAAACCGGGGGCGCCGGCAGTGGCACAAGTGCTGGTGCGCACCACCCCAGAAGAGCGGGAACGGTGGAAGCAGGCGGCGGAACGCCACGGACTCACCGTGTCTGACTTTATTCGGAAAGCGGTCGGGACTGCGACAGCAGAAACGTTGGACTGCCCACATCCGTTAAATCAACGCCGCTGGTACCCATGGGCCGAATTCTGTATGGCGTGCGGTCAAAGATTGCGGGGCTAGCAATGAAAAGCATGTCCGGCTTCCAGTATGTTCCTACCCTCAATTTCTTTGACGTTCTCCACGACGGGACTCTTGTTGGGACGGT